GTAATCGTGGATACAGAGGCGATCGTTGCCGGCCTAGTCATGGCCGTGCTGGTGTCCATTGTCACCGGCGCCATTGCCGGGAACGTGGCCAGCCAAAGAACGATTGCGGCACTGATTGTTCACATCGACTACCTGCGGTCGCACATCGACCGCCACGAAGAAACCATCTCACGAGCCCACCGTCGCATCGACGATCTCGAAAAGCGTTGAGGATTGAACCATGTCCGCGATGAGCGATTACCTCGAAAACAAACTGATTGACCTGACCCTGCGCGGCCAGGCGTTCACCGCGCCGGCTACTCTGTACTTCGGCCTGCATACCGGCGCCACGACGGACGCAGGCGGCGGCACCGAGGTGACCGGCGGCAGCTACGCTCGCGTGGCAGTTACGGCCAGCTTGGCGAACTTTGCCGGCACGCAGGCCGCGGCTAGCACGACCGCATCGAGCGGAACCGGCGGCGTGACCAGTAACAACGGCAGCATCACGTTTCCCGCGCCGACCGCGAACTGGGGCACGGTCACACACTGGTCCGTTTGGGACGCCAGCACGAGCGGCAACATGCTTTTCCACGGCGCGCTGACCACCAGCAAAACGATCAACAACGGCGACGCAGCGCCGAGCTTCGCAGCCGCCGCGCTCGTCCTGACGTTCGCTTGAGCTGAGACATGGCTGACAACTTCCCGCAAACGCCAGGCAGCGGGCGCAACGTCGCCTCGGATCAGGTCACGTACAGCGGCGACACCGCGGACGTGCAGCTGGTGCGCGTGGTCAACACGACGGGCGCGGAAGGCTCGCGTGTCGTCACGGACAAACCGGTTTTTCAGACTGAAGACCTCGCGCATACGGACGGGGATTTAGGCGTCCTGATGATGGGCGTCAGGAATCACACCACCGGCTCAACAGCCGACGGCGATTACAGCGCGATCTCTGTCTCTAGCACGGGCGACCTCCACACCATCGCCCGGCGAGACTTGCAGCGAATTTCTGTCGCGGTCGCAGGAACCAGCACTAGTGCTTACGCGGCAGGCGACCAAGTCGGCACCATGTGTACGCTGGCCAACGCGGCGCGGATTTCGGGCGGAACTGGCACCATCGTCGGTGTGGCTGTGCAGGGCTACAACGACGGGATGGGCGGGTGGGATGTTGTGTTCTTCGACAGCTCAAGCGTCACGCTTGCGGCCGATAACGCCGCATTCAACCTCGCCACAGATGCCGACATTCTGGAATCCGTAGCCGTCGTTCCGCTATCAGGTTCATACGACCTCGGCGCAAACCGCGTTGCGCAGGCATTCAACCTTGCCGTGCCCTATTACTGCTCGGGCGGTACCTCGCTTTACGCCGCACTTATTACCCGCACTGGGTTTACCAACGCCGCTGGTGAAACCTTACAGCTTGTCGTGTATGTTGAGCGCAACTGATGGCCTACACTTTCGGCGGCACAACTGGCGATGACCTCACATGGACGGAGTCAACCAGCAACTGGGGCGCGACTCAGCGGTCCGGTCTTATTTGTGGGTGGTATTACCCGACGACGTTGACGGCCGGTCGGGCACTGTGGAGCGTGGGCGCTGTTCACCGCGCCGTTATCGCGGCAACTACAAGCGAAATCGATTTGTGGTTTGACCGCACGACGGATACGCAATGGCGTACAAGTGGGCTGGGGCTGGCCACGAATACATGGCATTTTATTGCTTTCCTCAACAATTCATTTAACACAGGCCCGGTCACAAACTGGAAAGTCTGGCGGTCTGTTGGCACTGACATTCCTACGCCGGTCACGGTTTCGCAAATAGCAGCCGGGTCTGGGAACGCGACCAGCAACACCGTTGTAACGGTCGGAAATATCGAGGCGGCCGGGACGAGCGCATTTGAAGGCGATATCGGGCGCTTTGATTATTTTGTGGTGACGCTTGCCAACTCGTTTATCGATAACACAAATGGGTCAATAGGTGCGGAAGCCGAGCGCATCGCGTTTGAGCAAGTGGTTATTCCTATTTGGAAAGGTGAATTCCCTACCTTTCTTAAGAGTGGAACTCAATCAAACAACTCTATAACGCATATCACGTGGGATTTTGACCTCGTAAACCCGCGAGGCATTTCGTACAAAAATGGCGGAACGATTCAAACGAACAACCGCAGCGCAACCGTAAACGCAGTTTTTTCGCAAAATAGACGCCCGATTCCGCAGTTAAATCAACTCGGCAGCTTCGACCGCGTAAGGCGCTAAAAAATGTCATTGCTGCTGCTGTTTCAAAGCGCAGCGGCAGCCGGTGCCGCACTTGACGCGGCCGCATCCGCAAGCGTCACCAGCTCGGCGGCGCTGACAACACAGATCCGGCTTGCTGCATCGGCGAGCGCCGCAGTCACGGCATCAGCCGCGCTCACGACGCAGATCAGGCTGGCATCAACTGTCAGTGCATCGGCGACCTCGAGCGCGGCGATCACGACGGCCGTACGCCTGGCATCAAGCCTGAGCGCATCGGTAACGCAGGCCACTGGGCTCACGTCGGTCATCCGTCTGGCTGCATCGGTCTCGGTATCCGTCACCTCGACGGCGGCTCTGACCGCACAGATCAGGCTGGCAGCTTCAGCCTCGGCGGCTGTCACAGCGACCTCAGACCTGACGACCAGCACGGCAGGCGCGGCACTGGCCGCCTCGGTCAATGTGTCGGTATCGCAGGACTCGCTGCTTACGGCACAGACGCGCTTTGCGTCATCGGTTCAGGTAGCCGTCACTGCGACGGCAGGCCTCACCACACAGATCCCGCTGGCCTCATCGGTCAGCACGACAGCGACAGCATCGGCTGCACTGTCCACGCAGATCCGGCTGGCTGGCTCACAGACCGCGTCGGTCACGCAGACCAGCGCACTGACAGCCCCAGGCGCAGGGCTTACCGCATCTGCGTCGGTATCGGTAACGTCCAGCGCGGCACTGACGACAGCGGCAGGGTTTGCTGCCTCGGCGCAGGCAAGCACCACCGCCTCGGCCGCACTGACCACTGCCGTGCGGCTGGCGGCATCAGCCAGTGTCAGCGGTACCGCATCGGCAGGCCTGAGCACAGCGATCCCGCTCAACGGATCAGGATCGGCAACCACAACCGGCAACGCAGCGATCACCACAGGCATTCGCCTGGTGGCATCGAACGGCGTGCTGGTGACGGGTGCGGCAGGCCTAAGCACCGGCATCCCACTGGCTGCACAGGCTGCGGTGGCAGTGACTGGCAGCGTCACGCTGACGGTGGTTACGGCCGTCGCGACGCCGGCGATCCGCACGTTCCGCGTCGCGGCAGATGATCGGGTGTTTATCGTCACAGCCGACCGGCGTGCGTTCACGGTCGAGGACACGCGCACATGGGTCGTGCCGTTTGAGAGCAGACAGTTCACGGTGACAGCGGAGGATCGTTCATTCGCCGTCGCAGCATGAGGTAATCAGATGGCGACGTTCGAAACCTACACCGCGACCAAAGACCCGAACTCCACGCTGGACTACACCATCAACTGGTCCAGTTGGTTGACGACCGACACGATCAGCACGGTCGCATGGACCGTCGAGACCGGCATAACGCAGACCGCGACCAGCAACACCACCACGACCGCGACCATTTGGCTGAGCGGCGGCGAGGCGGGGACCGAGTACACGGTGACGTGCCGAGTCACGACGACGGCAGGGCGCATCGATGAGCGATCGATCGCGATCAGGGTCGCCCAGCGGTGACGGGTCCTTCCCAGCAAAGCCGTGCGGGTTTGAGCGGCCCGGCAAAAACGCCCTATATATTTCATGCACTTAGCGGGGGCTGCATTTGGCAACGCTTAAACAGGTCGGCGATCACGTCGATCTGTCGATCAATTCCGTCCGCGAACTGATCGCCAACGGCGTTATTCCGCCAGCAAAAGGGCCGGGCGGACTCGACCTAGACGCGTGCCGGATCGCCTACATCCGCAACCTGCGTGGCAAGGCGGCCGGCCGCATCAAGCAGCCCGCACCTGTCACGCCGGATGGTGCGCTTGAGCTAAACGCCGAGCGCGCCCGACTTGCTCACCACCAGGCGAACAAAGCCGCGCTCGATGAGCAAGAAGTTCGCGGCGATCTGGTGCGCGCCGAGGACGTGACGCGCTCCATCTCGGATGCGTTCCGCCGGGTCCGGGCTCGACTGCTGTCCCTGCCGACCAAACTGACACCCATTGTGCTCGGATCCACCGACACGGTTGAGGTTAAAGACGCGATTGAGGCGGGCGTCCTCGAGGCGCTGGCCGAGTTGACCCGCGAGACGGTGGAGGACGATGGACCAGAAGAGAGCGAATAGCCTCGTCTCGTCCTGCTTTGCCGCGTTCGCACCGCCCCCGAAACAGACCGTTTCGGAGTGGGCTGATACGCATCGGCAGCTGTCGAGCGAAGCCTCTGCCGAGCCGGGGAAATGGATCACCAGCCGCGCCGAATATCAGCGCGGGATCATGGATTCGATCTCTGATCCGCGCGTTGAGACGGTTGTCGTGATGTCGTCGGCGCAGGTCGGCAAGACCGAAGTGATCAACAACCTGGTCGGCTACCTGATGCACCGGGACCCGTGCCCGATACTGGTGCTGCAGCCAACGATCGAGATGGCGCAGGCATGGTCCAAGGACCGGCTCGCGCCAATGATGCGCGACACCAGCTGCCTGTCCGAGCTGGTGCATGTCGGCGGTCGGCGCGAGTCGTCGAACACGCTGCTTCACAAGATTTTTCCCGGCGGCCACATCACGCTCGCGGGCGCAAACTCGCCAGCCAGCTTGGCAAGCCGTCCGATCCGCGTACTGCTCTGCGACGAGGTTGATCGCTACCCGGTATCAGCCGGGACCGAGGGCGACCCGGTAAACCTCGCGCGCAAACGCACCGCGACGTTCTGGAACCGGAAGATCCTGCTGACGTCCACGCCAACGGTGAAGGGCGCCAGCCGCATCGAGCTGGAGTTTGAGGCCTCAGACCAGCGGCGATTCTTCGTGCCGTGCCTGCACTGTGGTGAATACCAGGTGCTGAAGTGGGCCAACGTTTCATGGCCGAGCGGCGAGCCACAGAAAGCGCAGTACGCCTGCGAGAGCTGCGGCGGCCTGCTGAACGACGGCCAACGTATCGCGATGATCCGGCGAGGCGAGTGGCGGGCGACGGCGCCGTTCACCGGGCGGGCAGGGTTCCATCTCTCTGAGCTCTATTCGCCATGGTCCACGCTGGGCGGTATTGCGCAGGCATTCGTTGAAGCCAAGCGCTCGCCCGAAACGCTGAAGACGTGGGTGAACACGTCGCTCGGCGAGACGTGGGAAGACAGCGGCGAGGGTGTCGATGACACCGGCCTGCTCTCGCGTCGCGAGGAATACACAGCAGAAGTGCCCGACCGCGCGGTGCTGTTGACTGCAGGCGTCGACGTCCAGTCCGACCGCCTCGAGATGGAAGTGGTCGCGTGGGGCGACGGCGAAGAAAGCTGGTCCATTGATTACCTGGTCATTCACGGTGATCCGGCGCGCGGGGATGTATGGGCTGCGCTCGATGCGGCGCTGACCCGCACATACCAGCACGAGACCGGCACGGCGATGCACATCACCGCCACCGGCATCGACTCCGGCGGATCGCATACGCAAGTTGTCTACGACTACTGCCGCAGGCGCGCCATACGCCGAGTGTTTGCTCTGAAGGGCGTGGCGGGCGCCGGGCGTCCGGTGGTGACGCTGAGCCGCAAGCACCAGGGCGGCGGGAACCGAAAGGTGGACCTGCACCTGGTGGGCGTTGATGACGCCAAGGGCACCATCTACTCACGCCTGAAAATCGACGACGTGGGGCCGGGCTACTGCCATTTCCCGTTCGAGCGTTCCGACGATTACTTCCTGCAGCTGACCGCCGAGCGAATCGTCACACGATTCAGCAAGGGCTTCCCGCGCAGAGAGTGGGTGAAGGTCCGCGCACGCAATGAGGCGCTCGACTGCCGAGTGTACGCATACGCAGCGCTTCGCATTTTGAATCCTGTGTGGTCCGCCGTCTCTCGGCGCGTCGCGCAGCAGGAACGACAGGCGCCGTCACCGGCACCGACTGAAGATCCGATCAATCGCATCGTCCAAACCCGCAAGCCAGCGCGAGCGCGCAGGCCTGGCGGTGGATGGTCCACAGGGTGGAAGAAATGACAGACATCGTGGAGCCGTCTGAAATCGTCGCGGGCGATTCAGCGTCATGGACCAAGAACCTGCCGCAGTATCTGCCGGCGAACGGTTGGGTGCTCAGCTACGCCATCGTGCGCGACGGCGTCCGGCTCTCCGTGACCGGTACAGACTACGGAGACGGCACGCACCTGGTGACGCTGGCGGCCGCGACTACTGCAGCGTGGACGCCAGGCCAGTACGCGTGGCAGGCCTATGTCACCAAGTCCGCCACATCCGAGCGATACACGGTCGCCTCGGGACAGCTCAAAGTTGACGCTAACTTCGCCACTGGCGCGGTTGATGGCCGCTCGCATGTGCAGCGCACGCTCGATGCGCTGGAGGCGACGCTCGAGGGCAGGGCCTCATCCGATCAACTGGCCTACTCCATCGGCGGGCGCTCGATCTCAAAGATGAGCCCCGAGCAGCTGCTGACGTGGCGCGACAAATACAAGGCAGAGCTTGCAGCGGAAGAGAAGGCGCAAAAGATCGCCGCAGGGATGGGGGCCGCCGGCACCATCCGCGTGAGGATGTAGCGTGGGCCTGCTCGATTTGTTCCGGCGAAAAGCAACCGCCGGAGGATCAGCCGTGCGCGCGTTTCAGCCGGCGACGCGGTACTACACCGCCGGCGCACCTGACCGCCTGACATCGAGCTGGACGACGACCGTCGTTTCTGTTCACGACGTCACGCAGAAAAACCTGCGAGTGCTGCGCGCTCGAAGCCGCGAACAGTACCGCAACAACGACTACGCAAGCCGGTTCGTGCAGTTGGTGAAGTCCAACGTGGTCGGGCCGAACGGCATCACCATACAGGCCACCGTCGAGAACTCGCCAGCATTTGCGGCGCAGTACGGGCCGCTTGATACGGCAGCAAACGACGCCATCGAGGCAGCGTTTCAGAAGTGGGGCCGCGCATCTACATGCGACACCGCCGGCCGGTTGTCGTGGGTGCAGATGCAGCAAATGGCGCTTGCCAGTGTCGCGGTGGATGGCGAGTTCATTGCCATCGTGAACCGCAAGGCCGGCAACCAGTTCGGGTTCTCGCTGCTGGCGATGGATCCGGACCTGCTCGATGTCGAGCTGAACGTCGATCCGCGCCAAGGCCGCAACCGAATCAGGTTCGGCGTTGAGGTGGATGCCGTCGGGCGTGCCGTTAATTACTGGTTCAAGGGCGACAACGGGCACACCGCCGTTCCTGCTGACGATGTGCTGCACCTGTTCATCAGCGAGTACGTCGGCCAGTTGCGCGGATTCCCGATGCTGGCCACTGCGCTCCCGCGCCTGCAGATGCTGGCGGGGTATGAGGAGGCCGCGATTACGGCCGCTCGCGTCGGCGCTGCCAAGATGGGTTTCTTCACCAGCGCCGCAGGTGACGGATACACCGGCAGCGACACCGATTCCGACGGCGCCGTCATCACAGACGTCTCGCCTGGCACGTTCGAGCAGCTGCCGGCCGGCACGTCGTTTACGTCGTTTAACCCTGACTACCCGCACCAGCAGTTTGGCGAGTTTACGAAGGCGTGTTTGCGCGGCATCAGCGCCGGCCTCGGCGTGTCTTACGCCGGACTCTCAAACGATCTTGAGGGTGTGAACTACAGCTCAATCCGGGCCGGTGTTCTTGAAGACCGCGAAGCGTGGAAGTCACTTCAGACGTGGTTTATCGATGGGTTCGTCCGTCCGGTCTACGAGGCGTGGATTGACACAGCCATCGGCCTGAAAAACGCCGTCGCACTCCCCAACGGCGGCAGCCTCCGCGCGCAGGACATTGACCGATACAAGTCCGCAAGTTTTCAGCCTCGACGCTGGTCGTGGGTGGACCCTCAGAAAGACACCGACGCAAACGTCACCGCAATAAATAACGGGCTCAAGTCGCGCGGCGAAGTCATCCGCGAGCAGGGTCGCGACCCCGACGACGTGTGGCGCGAGCTGGCTGCCGAGCAATCACGTCTTGAGCAGCTGGGCATCTCCATTCAGCAGCAACAACCCACCAATGGGGGCGGCAATGACCCAGAGCAAATTTGATTTGCCTGTGCAGTACCGCGCGCTCGATGTCGCGCGCGATTCCAGCAACTCAGAGGCGC